GCAGCCAACTTCACGACCGGCACGCCGCCCGTCTGCACCCAGCCATACGAGCCGGAGGCAATGGACACCTGTGCGAAACCGACGCGCTTGGAGGTCGCGGCGTTGGTCGTGGTAAGCATCACGGCGGTGTTGTTCGACAGCACGGCAACCGCAGCGTACTGCGAGATTTCCGATGCGGCCTGCACATACACAGCCTGTCCACCATCATCAAGGTTGACAGCGGTGCCAACGTTGAACGATGCAGACGTATCGGCATAGCCGAGTGACACGCCAATCAAATTACTTGTTGAAACAGTCATTGTCGTGTACCCCTTTAAGCAATCAACACGCCTTGGAACTGGCTGCCCGAGCAGGTAAGGTTACCGGCCCAGCCAATCAGTTTCACAATGGCGTCTTGGTTGACGGCCTGACGCTCGCCGCCAATCGGAACGAAATTCCGATCTTTGTGCGGGCGGAACATCAGGTACTTGGTGTTGAGGAACCACATGTGGTTGGCGTTCCCCGAACCGCTGTTGTAGGTGGACGAACCGATACCACCGTCCAGCACCACGTCGGAGGCCATGCCCGCGCCGTAATACTTGAGGGAGGCAAAGCCCGCGCCCGCCATACCCGACCCACTCTCCGTAATACGCTGGATCGCTTGGAGCGACTGCAGGTAGAAACGGTAATAGTTGTTGTCGGCCACGATCAGGTCAGGCTTGTCGGTTCCACGAACCAACTGCACCGCGAGGGCGTCCATGTAGCCCTGAATCGTCGTGCTGGAGACAGCGCCCGCACCACCGCCATCAGCGGCAGCCGAGAACTTCTTGCTCTGCCAGAACGACCACACAGCGCGGTTGATGCCACCGTAGGTGCCCACAGTCGGGTCATCCGGCACTGCAGCAGCAAGACCCGTGAGGTTCTTGCCCGCGTTGCCGGTGCCGTCACCGTACAGGTCACCGCTGATGCGGTTCGCCAACTGCGCTTCGGCCACTTCCATGCGACCGTCAAGAAGGTCAATGATGGCCTCCTTGCCCGAGTTCTGGATCATTTCCAGACCCGAGATGGTCACGGCGGAAGCGTACTGCGTGATGGAGAACTGCGCCGACGAAATCGGGCTGTTCTGTCCAACATTCAGCACTTCATAGCCGCTGTACGAGTTGGTGTTGTTGGTGGTCGGATCGGTATACATCAACTCTTGAAGGATGACGTTACCGCCCGAGAACGTTTTAACGTTCCCGCGCTCCTTGAGACGACGCAACAACGCGTTGTTGTTGGTCACGTTATCAGCCAACTCACCGCTACGGCTCTGGATTGTGGTAGCAATGATGTCGCTGATACTGGAATTGGCAAATGCCATTTTAATGCTCCTATATCAGTTGATTACAAACGCGTCTCTGTTTCGGAGAAAGCCTCCTCCAAGAGTGCGCGACGGTTTGCTGCCTTGGGAGCCGTGTTGGCGCTTGGTGTTGCGCTTCTGACACTCACCGCTGCTGCACGGGCCGCTTTCGCTGCCCGGTTGTACTCCTTAGCCTGTTTTGCGGCTTGCTCGGCCTGTTGGGCCTTGCTCACTTGCTCAAACAGGTCAGGGTTTAGACGGATCGCCTTGTCGTAAGCCTGCTCTAAAGTTTCTGCCATGCCACTCTGTAGGAGTTGAATCATGGTTGGCCGGACTTCTTCAAAATGATCTGCTTTTAACGAAAACTGGTTAATTTCGCCCAACAACTGCTGGTTTTGCTGCATTTCTTGCTGCTGTTTCCAGCCCATGACCTCGCCACGGACGTTGTTGAGTTCGTTTTGCAACTGCCACACCAGCGGGTCAACGCTGTTCTGCGGGGCAGCCTGCGGATTTGCGCCCATTGCGCCCAAATTGATGCCGTATGACTGCGCCAACTGCGCAAACAACTGCATTTTCTGCTGCGGCGGTGCGGTACGCAACGTGTAGTCGGCCTGCATCAACGCAGACACGGCCTTTTCGGGCGTCAACCCCATGCCTTGAATCGTCGGCAAGTACGGCTCAATGGCTTCCTGCATCGTGTCGGCAAACTGCGCCTTCGCAAGCAACGGTTCCACGCCAGCACGCATCTGTTCTTCGCGCTGCCATGCGTATTCCTGCATCTTGGGGTCGGCTTTCTGCCAAACGTCGTGGAAATCCTTTCTCCACGATGCTGGCGGACGACGCCATACAGGCGGTTCTGCTTCTTGCGCGGGTTCGGCACGTTCTGCGGTGCGTGGGGCAAAGCGCCCTTGTTCGTCACGACCGATTGCAGCCTCTATCGGCTCGCCTTTTTCGGCAGCCTCAAAGCCTTGTTCCAGAATTGCACGACGGTCAACCTCGGGTTGCTCGGTGCGTTCTACGTCTACTGCGGTGTTGTTGTCGTCCATTTATCCTCTCCTGTGGGGATTGGTGAAATTGGCGTGTTCCCGCAGTTTGCGGATGATGGCGTCGGCTTGGGCGTTGGTGAGGCGATTGTTGACCTCATACTTCAAACGCTCAAGGCGGCTTTCATCCACCTTTGGCTTTGCAATGTGCTTGGCGGGGTCGTCGTTGCCTACCTCAATGCAGTTGTTGGCCTTGAGGTGGCGTCTGTGTTCGGATCGGCTGCTGACCATCTTGCCGTCGATCATTGACCGATAGGGCTGGATGTCGGGCATGACGTAGTGATAGCGGCCCTTGGAGTCGCGCTTGCGCTCCACAAACTCGCCGTCAACTAAAACGTAGGTTCGCTTCATTGGTTTAGCGGGGGCGGAGCAGCCTTGTTCATCTGCGCAATGATCAGCCGCGTCTGGGCGTCCATGTCGGCCTTGTACTTGGCGGCGGCCTGATCGCTTTGCAGGCGCATGGCCTCCAATTGCGCTTCAAACTGCTGCTTTTGCTGCTCCATCTGCAGTTTCGTTTGGTTCTTGAGTTGTTCCATCTGCATCTGCTGCTGGAGTTTGGCCTGCTGTAGTGCTGACTCCATTTGCATACGGCTCTGCTCAACCTGCCCCTTTTGCTGCAGTTCGGCCTGCTTGCCTTGCGCTTCTTCGTTCGGCTGCTGCTGTTGAGCGGCCTGCTGGAGTTGCTGCAGCGTGGCGTCAATCTGACCCTCAATTGGGCGTGCAGCCTTGAACGCCTGCATCCCAAAGCGCAGCAATTCCATCATCATGGGCACCATCTGCGGGCTGGCCTGACCCACCGGCAACGCTTGGGCGAGGAACCCGCCAAACGCCTGCAGGAACTGCATACGATCTTGCTTGTTCTGGTTTTCGTCCAACATCACAAGGCTGTCAGCGGCGATGTCCACGCGGAAGTTGCGCAGCGGCTTATCGCGGAGCAATTCCAGTGCCTGCGGAATCAACTGCTGGTCAGCCGGCGTCATCTGCTGGGCGGCAGCGTAGGCGAGGATGGTTTCGGGCTGGTACTTGGTACACATCACCTGCGCCTTCAACCGGATCAACTCTGACGCAAAGAGGGCCACATCCTCCTGCATCGACCGCAGCCTCAGCCCGGCGTACTGTCCTTTGATTTGCTGCGCGGTCGCGGTTTCGCTGGCGTAAGACGCACCTCGGATGATGTCGCTGATGCCCGTGATTTCGTAGATTTGGCTCTTGATGTCCTCGCGGGCGCGGTAGCAGTTGAGGAGGGCGTTGGCGAGCGTGTCAAGCGGGAGAAGGTCAATGCTGCCTTTAAGGCCGCCCTTCTCGCTAAAAGCCATCCATTTATCGACTGGAATAAGCGCATTGTTGTCACCCTCGGTCATCAGGCGTTGCAGTGCCGGTTGGCTGGCGTCGTACACGCCGCGCACACGCAGCGACTTCACAAGGCCGTCAATGCGGTCAGACAGAATGTCCAACTCCATCGCCTGATCTTGGTACAGCACAAAGTCTGCGACGGGCACCAGCGTGTCGCTTGTCGTCGTCGCGTACAGCGGTTTGGGGCACGGGAAAAAGCCTTCAACGCCGAGCGGGTCATCGCGTTCGTCGATGATCTCGGGCATCCCTTTGCTGAACCAATAGACCTTTTCGGTTTCCTTGTCCCACAACTCGCAAATCTTGGCGCGGTTGTATAGGCGCTTATTCTCGTTGTACGCGTTGAGCGGCTCTGGGCCTTGGTCAAGCGGTATCTTGCGTGCGACTTCATCGCCAAAACGTTCTGCGAGCGCCTCACGGGTCATGTACACCCAGCGCCATACGCAAGAGACTTCTTCCCAAGTTCGGGCCGTGCTGTGCCCAAAATCGCGCCAGTGGACGTAATCCACCGGGGCGCACTCGTATTCGATTTTCTCCATTGGAGGCGGGGCGCCCTCGCCCTGCTCGATGTTCGGCGTGATGCTGACGCCATCATCCTCAAGCCCGATGGGGGCGGTATGCGGCTCGTATCGCAGCCATGCCGTACCACGACCGCCGAGGAACCGATCCTCAACGCAGTGGTTCATCGTTGCGCGGTAATCTGGGTAATGCTCAATTTCAAAATCAATGGCGCGTTCGATCAACTGCGAGGCTACGCGGCCCACGGGGTCGTTGTCGCCAAAGCGACGACTGATGTCGGCTTTCGGCAGTTTGGCGTACACGGCAGGCTTCAGCGTCTGCACGTTTGACCACAGGATGTTGAACTTGGCGCTTTCCGTCAGCGTCTGCCCACGGGTATCGTCGCGGTAACGCTTGATGATCTTCTTGGTACGCGCCGCCCACTTCGCAAACTCGCTGTCGTACTGCCCGATGATGCGCAGGTAACGGTCAAGTTTCGGTTGCACCATTGCGTCCATCAGTCTTTCCCCTTGTTGCGCTTGCTGATGGCGGCGGCCTTACTTTTAGCCTCTGCCTTGCTGCCAGCGCCCCATGCCTTGAGGGCGAGCGCAAGGCGCGTGGGCTCGCCGTTCTTCTCCATCGGCCCCGGCATATTGCCCATGCGGGCAAGGAACGAGGCGCGGCGCGGGTTGTCGCCTGCCTTCACCGGGGGCTTGAGCGTGCCACCCGTCTCGGCCTTGTAGGAAGCGCGGCCCTTTGCGTTGAGGCCGCCCTTTGGGTTCTTGCCCTCACTACGCTGCCACGCTGCGCTCATTTGTTTTCCTTCTTCGCCGTCTTTGCAGACTCACGAAACGCCTTTGCAGTAGGCGCACCCGCCTCCCCCGGTTTACGCATACGCTCGCCAGAGCCAGCCTTGATGCGCTCCTGCTTGGCGAGGATGTTTGCGTACAGACCGGCCTTTCTCATGTGTAGGTGCTGAACAGGCCGACAACGCGGCAGTTGGAGTTACCCGAGCAGGTGGCGGTGATTGCGCCCTTGCTCGCCACCTCAAGCGGAATCACATACACGCCAGCAGCCTGCGTAGCGGGGATGCGTACCAGTTCGGTACCGTTGTCACTCACTACAACAGTCGCTTCGGTGTTGCTGGCGACGTTGACCACGACGCTGTGGATGTATGCGCCCGCAGCAGCAAACGTCGTCGTAGAGGTTGCGGCCACTGCAACGTAGTTGTTGCGCACTGGACTAATCGCCGTCATATCCTTGCCCTCCTGCTCACCGTGCGGTCATGCACTGCCCACATATCGTTGAGCGTCACTGTATTGCCCGGCCCGACCATGAGCGGCTTTGGCTCCAAAGTCGGGGTCTTGTCAGCCTGCTCGGCGTATGATACCGCAAGCATACGGAAAGCGTCACTAGGGTGTGATGTCCAGTCGTGGCGCGGGGACTGGCGGTATGCCTTCTTATCCTCATCGTACTCGCGCTGGTACTGGCGCAGCGCCTCAATGCCCTCGCGGCAGCGTTCTGCGTCGAACCACACTTGCGGCAGGATCAACCGAACCGCTTGGATGCCACTTTGCACGCCGATGTCGGGCACCACGGCCAGTTTGGCGATGTCCAGATGGGCGGCCAACTGCTCCACGATGCTTTTGCCCGTCTGCAGGCTCTTGGCCCGGGCGTCGTGCGGTAGGTAGTGTCGAGCGTACTTGTACGGCTTGCCCGTAACCACGGCCGCAATGTCATGAATATCCTCGCCACTCACGGCGTAAAAGTCGATGACGCGGATTTCCCCGCGCCCGAGTTGGTAGAACCACACCGCCGTATCGTCGCGGTAACCCAAGTCCCATGCCGTAAACACAGGCAGTCCGGTGTCGTGCGGGACATGGCAGATGCGCCCTTGATCCTGCGCCTCGCGCATTTCCTTGCCAAAGAACGCGCCTTGGATGGCTGCCTCAAAACTGCACTCGTACTCTTGCAGGTATTGATCCTCGGCCAACTGCGCCCGGGCGGCGGCTAGTTCTGTCGCCGGGAGAATCCCGCTGGATGTGGCGGGCAGGCGCAACAGGAACCACTCGCCAGGGATACGAGTGGCGGTTTCGTAAATCTCCCAAAACTGGTTCTTGCCCTTGGGCGTACCGCCAAACACCGCCCACCCCTGCTTGTCTGACAGGGCAGGGCGTATGACGTTCCCAAATACGCTGGGCTTAAAGTCACCGTATTCGTCCATGTATACGCCCGAGAACCCCAGTCCGCGCATATTGTCTGCGGTTTCGGCCCCGTACAGCCGTATCTGGCTGCCGTTGATGAGGGTGATGGTCAGTTCCTGCTCGTTGACCGATTGAGTTATAGGGTGTGCGCCGTCCTTAAAATACTGCCAAGCAATTGCCTTGGCCTGCGACCTGTACGGACTGACGTATCCGAACAGCCCGTAAGGCCCTTGGTACATCGCAGCAGCGCGGATCATGTCGTTCACGGCGGCAACGGTCTTACCTGCGCGGCGGTGTGCGACAAGGCAGGCCCAGCGTTTAGTGCGCTCATGGAACGGCATGAACGCCTTGCGTGGGCGGTAAGGCAGGATTATTCGGGAGCCATCCATCCGATCTGTACCTTGACCGGGCCGTTGTCCTTGCCTGTGATCTCTTGGCGGGCGAGTTTGGGAACGTGGTATTCCAGCAGGGTGCTGAAACACTCAAAGGCAGCCTGTGGCCCCTTCTCCTCTGCGATCTGATCTAGCCACCCTTGTAAGCGGTCTGCATTGCCGTCTACGAACCGTGCAATAGCCTCTCGTGCCACGGCGGTGGACTTGTTTGGGCTACCTTTAGGTCGTCCTGCTGGCATAGCGTTGTGAATATATGGCTATTGTTTATTCCGTGCAACAATCGTTTGAGATAGCCACCGCGTACATTGATGCAGAGGCGGTGGGCGTCTTACTCTCGTTTAAGAATCTTGACCTTCTTTTCCTCGCCGGGGAACACGACAAAGTTGCGTGTGCCGCTGCCGCCTTGGCCTCGGCTGCCTGCGTCTAGGTATCGGATGCCGGGGATGCCTTTTGATTTCAGATACTCTGACGCGGCTGCTTTGTTGCCTTCACCCATCAAAGACGTTAGTTCATTGATCAAATCTACGCCTGCCATGCTTTTACCATGTGCGTACATTTTTTCGCCGCTAGACAATGGCACAGCAAAATACCCTTCTGTAACGCCGAGTGTTTTCTTCACAAAGTCGCTTTGCTCACTTAACGGCTTATCCCAATCCAGCATCCGATCTACCATTTCGTCGGGTAGGTCGGCGGTGTAGAGGTTGCCGGGGCTGTCAACAACCCCTTGCCGTTGCGCCATCAATTCATCATAGCGTTTAGCGGCGTTGCGGCCTGCGTCAGTTTTGTATTTCCGATATTGACCGGCAATTTCATCCTGACCCATGATTTTCGCCAACTGGCTCATTTCGTCATTCATGGCTTTAATTGCGCCCATGTCTTTCACGCCTTTCGCGTAGCCTTTTGCTACATCTGGCGACTCTGCGACATAGATGCCATGCCCATACGCCTGTGCGCCCTCACCCGTGCCAATCTTGCTGGCGTTAAAAGCACCCAACGGGTTGCCCGTTCGTCCTAACGCTGTTTTTTCTACAACGTAAAAACTATCTGGCTGGCTTTTACCTTCGCTCAAACGCACAACGCTTTTGCCTAATCGTTTCGCTTCCGCAATAGCCGCATCAACGCCTTTTGCGTCTCCCGCAAAAACCGGAGTTGGCGGCGTGTAAACGTCAGCGGTAGACAACGTAGACCGCTTAATTTCGTTTTCCAACCCGCTTTGCGTAAACTGTCGCGCAAATTCAGGGTCGCCCGTCCAGTAATTGCCGCCCTTATTTGCCGTATTTTCGCCACGGTAAACGGTTAGCGTTTCTTCAGGTTCAAAACGGTGCGGGCTACCGTGGTAAACGTCAATTTC